AGTTGCGTGTATCATAATGTGTTTACTTACTATATAATAGAAAAAAGTCGTTTTTGTTTGATAAAAAAAAAGAGCTACCGAAGTAGCCCTTTAAGAAATATGAAAACAATAATTAAGAAGTAACTATGTTTTGGAATGTAAACGCTGAATTGTCTAATGGATTAGTAGTATAATCTGCTACTGTTACCATTGGTTCTCTTTCCATACCATCAAAAGTCCAAGTGTAACCATTCATATCCCCAAAAGCTGCACCAGTTGCACCTGTGCCTGAGTTTAGTTCCATACCATTTTCTAATCCTAAAGCTAACAATACATTGTGTGAGTTAGCAGTCAATACTTCGTTTAATTCTAAAAAGATAACCAATCTATTAGAAGCTAATAGTTTTACTTGGTTTTGATCTTCTTTTGTTAACTTGTGTAGCATTATTTCAACTGATGGAGTATAAAATACTGTACCATTCTCGCTAGAACCTGTTAAAGTTTCTGTACAAGAAGCAGTACCCCTCTTTAAAGTGTATTTATATATGTCATCAGAAGCACCTAAGTCAAAGTCAGTCAATTCGCCTGAAGAAGTTACATAAGAAGCAACCTCATCAAACTGTGCGAAATAAATTGCTTTAATCCCACCTACTGTATCTCTACAAGTTATATTTCTTCCCTTTGTTAAATTACAAGACATATTATTAAATTTTAAAGTTAAGGAAAGAGGGTAAACCCTCTCTCCGTTTAATCAGTTATTATGCTTGACTTACTATGTCAGAACCAACTCCAACTTGTACACCACCTGAGAACTTAGCAACTACTCTCATATTGTCAGAACCATCTAAGTCAGTCATATCTAACATCTTGATATTAGTGTTATCTGATAATAAGTCAGTTCCGAAAAATAAGTTAGAAGTTTCAGCAGCAACCATTACGTTATCTGCCATACCTGGACAAGGTTGGATAGTTATACCTTCAAATACAGGAATGTAGTCGCCTTGCATATTGTAAGCATTAACATATCCTAAAGTAGAGATAGCTGAAATATAGAATCTGTAAGTTTTCATATTCATATAGATTCTTAAATCATCCCTTCCATATACGTTTGCAGGAATATCTGCAACTAATGTTTGTAAGTTTGCTATTACGTTAGTAGCTGAATAAGCACCTGAAGCAGTTGAAGATACAACTGTACCATCTACTGCAAAAGCACCTGTAGTAGCAGTTTGAAATCCTTCAAATTGACCTGCTGAAGCATCTGCACCTTGCCAAATAGAACCTTCTACTGCATCTGCAATTACTTCTCCAAAGTAAGATAATACATACTGATCAAAAGTAGGTGCAGTTCTGTTAAAAGCACCTGCTCTCATTTCTTCTGCTTCCCATCCTGATAGTAAAGTTTTCTTACATAGGTCTATGTTAATTTGTAAATTTTTAGGTGTTAATACCTTTTCTGTTAAAGCTAAAGTACCTGCATCAGTAAAATCACAAGTTGCATCTTTTACTAAAGTGCTTCCTGCCATTTTTCTAATGTTCTCTTTGTATTTAATGTTTTCTAAGACAGTTAAACCCTCTAAGGATTTAGCTTCTTTTAAAGCAGCCGAAATATATTGTCCGAATGCTTTACCTGAATAGTTTGACGTTACGTTAAAAGCCATTTTTTTATTTATTTAGTTATGTTATATAATATTCTTTCTCTTTTAGACATTTTAGCAATATCACTCTTTGTAAGTTCTTTGCCTAATGCACTAAATTTATTAATATCTACAGGGTTTGCAGCAGGTTCGTTTGATAACTCTACTACTTGTGCAGATAGTTTTTCTTTTTCTGAAGATAATTCTTCATTTGTTGATTTAAGTTCTGCTAACTCAGATTTTAATGTTTCTATCTCAGTATTTACATTACTCATTAGATCAACTACTACGGACTTAACTTCATCCATAAAAGCTACTGAATCAAATTCTACTGTTTCAGTTTCTTCAACTTCTTCAGTAATTTCTTCGTTCATTTCTTCCTTATCAGTTTCTTCTGTAGCTTCTTCTTCTACTACTTCTTCTTCAGTTTCCATAATTTCAGAAACAGTACCCTCAACTTCAACTTTAAAGCCCATACCATCTTCTAAACGATATTCGCCAACAGGAAGTAACATAGTTGTTCCGTCTTCTGTAAGAACTGATACATCCACTCCTGCTTCTAATGATTCAGCAGTAGAAACTATTATAGTACCATCTTCAAGTTTCGCTTGAAACTCTAAACTCACTTCTTCTTGTTTGTCAAGACCAAGTGCTACTAATATTTGTTGTTTTAAATCCATTTGTCTTTTTTTTATATAATAGAATTAATTATTGTTTGTTTGATTTTTAGATTTATAATAAATTATACATCTTTTTAATATTTTTAATATTTGCTTGTATATCTTTTATAGTAACTTTTGCACTTTCTACTTTGTTTTTTATTTTTTGTGGTAAATCTACACCTAAATCTTTTGCTTGTACTAATAATTTTTCCCCTAATTTTAAAGAAGCAATATAATCACTTTCAATTTTAGCATAAGATACTTCAGCTTTTCTTAAATCATCTATTAAAGTATTAGATATTTTTAAATCTTTATCTAATGTAGAATCAAATAATTTTTCAAAATCATCTATAGCACCTAACTCAACCTTTTCAGTTTTTAGTTCTGTCTTTTCTTTTATTAGTTCGCTTAATGCTTTTAATATTTCTTCGTTTGAAAATTGTTGTTTACCCATTTTTTCCATTTTATTAATAAAGTAGCCCTCTATACTTAGACCTTTTAGTTCTCCATCTTTTATCTTATTCCACATCTCATCATTCTCTATCTTCATCTTAACAAACCATGTACCATCAGGTAAGTCAAAGCCATATAACTTAGACTTGTCTTGTTCGCCCTCTTTAATCCAACTCTCTATAGTCAATACACCTGATACTCTATCTTCGTGTTGATATGTAGCTTTATGGTGGTTGTTATGCTTTAAATATAACTCACTAGCTTGTCTTACTGTTTCTTTTGAGAAATATACATAGTAATTAGAATCAGTATTAGGGTCATATCTAAATATTTGCTTATTTGGTATTAAAGCAGGACTTACTAGCATTCTTTTCTCCTCATCTATTTTTGCTAGTGTAAGATTGTTCTTGTCTTTACCAAAAAATACAAAATCTTGCTCTATTGCAGGACTTGTAACTAAACTGATAGCATCTATTGTTAATTCTTCGCTTTCATCAGATATTACCAATTCTATTATCTTAGTTTTTTTTCTTTTCATATTATATAATAGATTATTTATTAATTTATTTGATTTTATATTGTTGCTCTCCTTCTTATATTAGCTAACTTATTTTGGTTGTTAGTCATATCATCTGTTACAACGTATGCCTGTACAGGTTGCTGCTCTTGACCACCACTTAATGTGAATGCACCACTTAACATTTCAGGTGCAGGAGTTCCTGTGTCTGATGGTACTGAGCCACCTCCTGAATCTCCAGGTACATCTGTTTGTAGTATTTTTTGAACATTAGAAAGTCCTGCTGCTATAACTGCTGCACCTGTAACAAACCCAAGTGTACCACCTTGTGCAAATGCTTTATTAGCACCTACGTAAGTATCTATAATTGCAGAAGCTACTGCTAATGCTTTATTATCTCCTGCTAAACCACTTAATGCACTTGCTAAAGAAGAATATGCAGATAATTGTTCATTAACACCTGCTTGTACTATAGCTGATTTTTGTTTTTCATATTGTTCAGTTATATCAGTAATATCTACTCCTGACTTACGAGCCATATCAAGTTTTAATTTATATGAATTTTCTAATTCAAGTAATTCTTTTTCTATTCCTGTTAAACCTTCTTGTGCTAATTCTCTTTGTGCTTCAAGTAATTCTTTTTCTAATGCAACTTGATTAGTTAATTGTTCACTTTTAAAACCTGCTATTTGTGCTTCTACTGCTGCTCTATCATTTAAAGTTTGTTGGTATGCAATTTGTAAATCGACATTGGTTTTATTAGCTTCATGTTCTAATTTAGCTGCTGCAACTCTTTTATCAGCTAATGCTAACATATCTTTTTCTTGCTTTTCTAATATGTCTGCCAATTCTTTATTAGCTGCAATACGTTTTGCAAAAGTTTTTGTTTCATCATCTCTAATTTGTCTTTGAGTTTCTGCTAACAAATCATTTTTTTCTATTAACCCTTGTAACCTTGCTTCTGCTATTTTTGCTGCTTTATTTGCTTCGGTAGTTGCTTTTGCTTGTTCATAATTTCCTTTTATACTTATCTTAGAAACACCTTCTGCTACTTTTGAATATATATCTCCAATTTCTGATACTGCATCACCAAAATTATTTACTATATCTTTACCTGCATTTATAGCATCCTGTCCTATTTCTAAAAGTTTTCCTCTAGTATCATTTAAACTTTCATTTAATTCTTTAATTTTTACAGGGTCTTTATTTCCTAAAAATGATTTTTCCCAAGCTAATATTAATTCTTGTACAGCTAATTTAATACCATAAAAAGTTAATTTAAAAGGTGTAAGGGCAAGTGTCATTATTCCATTCATCACTTTACCTAACCCATTAAACCTATCAGAAGATGCAGTTACCCAAACAACAACATCAGTTAAAGTTCCTACAACTTGATTAAAAGTAGTAGAAACAGTAGTCATAACAGTATTATACTTATCTATTGCTGTTTGATTTCTGCCTAATGCTTCTTTTAAAGCAACAAATCCTGCTACTATTAACCCAATACCTGCTGCTTTTAAAGCTACTCCTAAACCTTTAACTTTACCAATCATACCACGAAAACCTTTTGTGCCTTTTTTTGTAGCATCATCTAGTTGTTCTGTTGTATTTACAGATTTTTTTAATTCTTTGTTTAATTTTTCAGTATCTTTAGCTACTTCGCCAACATTTGACTTAACTTCCATTTCTAATGTCTTGTCTGCCATAATTATATTGTTTGTGTTAATTTATTCTGCCATAGTTTTACTTCGGCAGTCCATTGTATTCTTGTTTCTTCTAATCCTGTTACTGCAACACCAAAAGAAGTAGCCGTTGCATCTTTCATAACTGCTGAAATATTTAATCCACTTGTTCCTGGTGCTACTATATTAGTAGAAGATTGAGAATATGTAGAAGCAAGTCCATTTGTAAACTTTACTGCACCTGTTATTTGTACATACCCATACTCTCCTGCACTACCTTCTCCTACACCTGTGTTTACACCTATCACATTTGCTTCAAACCCTATTATAGAATTACCTACCTTCTCTATAAACTTATTAGTAATGTATTGCGTATATAAAGATGTCTGTGTAGCATCAGCAGTATTACCTGATTGTTGTACAAAGGATGTTTGTGCTAAAGCTAATGTAGTACCAAAGCCACCACCCCCTACTACTACTTCTCCCTGATTTTGTATATTACCATAAGAACCTGCTAATAGATTAGCATTTTTTGCACCTAATTCTATTTGGTGTTTTTCTCCATTTATTATATTATTAAAGTTATTACCTTTTGTAACATTTTGCTGCCCATTTAATATAGTATTCTTAGTACCATATTCAGTAGTACCACCTCTTACGTTATTATGTATATTGTTAAACTTTCTATCTAAAGTAGAATCATATTTAAAAGCAGTACAAGTACCTGTAGCTGCATTATAAGTATATCCGTATGCTTCACAAGCAGATTGATTTGGTATTACATCATTTGTACCATCAGTAAACAAAATCTCTCCTGTTTTTAGAACTTCTTTTGGTTTTATATTATATCCTTTTTTGTAGTTCATTATGGTATTAGTATAAATTCAACTGTAGATAAGTCATTAGGTTTGTAATCTATTTTATTTACTCTATATTCTCTATTCTTAATCATTACCTTATCGTAAAAATTAAATTGATTTATGTCTGAAGAATTAAGGTTTACTTTTATTGTCATATATCTTGTATCAGGATTGTATAACTCATCATAGTAAGGAGACCAATAAGTATTGTATAAATTATCTTCAGGAGATACTCCTACTCCATTGATTAGTTGTATTTCTCCATAGTTTAAATCTGTATCTGTTGATGCAGCAGGAATTGCAGTAGTATGACTAAATCTTAAATACTTACTTGCATCTTCTCCTGATACTCCATTTTGCGAAGGTATTTTATAAGTGATTGTAGAAGGTAAATCAAAAGGACTAGAAGATATTTTAAATAATATTCTAGGTTTGTTATTAAAACTTTCAAATTCAGTATTATCTTCATTAGATGAGTAAACAACAGGCACTACAAAATTAGGCAAGTAGTCTGCAATAGGTTTCATTACTGTAGCTGCAAAAGGTGTAGCTTTTATTTCTTCTTCTCCTGTCAATAGAGTAAAATCAGGTACGGAAAATAATTTAGAACCATAATCTTTTTCTACAGTATTTTTATATAGATTATTAGGATATGCTTCATCTTCTTCGTACATAAACATAGTAGTTTTCACTAATTCTAATGGAGATAATTTAATTTCTGTTATATCTATTTTATCTGTCCAATCGTGTAAAATACTTCTTGCTGCTAATGTAGTACCTGCCGTGTTACTTATAAATATGTCTTTATATGGTTCTATAACTATGTTATTAGGATTGTTTTTATCTTGTAACATAACTAAGTTGAACATATTAATAATACCTTTAAGATATTCCCATTGTCCTAAATCTCCTCTCAAAGTATTTAGTAAAACTGAATTAGTCATTTTATCAATAAGAATTGACCCATTAATATTTGCACCATTCATTTTAATTGCACTATTTGCACCTGCTGCTACTTGTAATTCTAATGTATCTCCTGCATTTAAAGTAATGTTTAAATTATTACTTAAAGCATATCCTATACCTGTAGTATTACCTAAAGTAGGAAAAGCACCTGATATACCTAAAGTGCTACCACCACTATCTTTATGAATCCATCTTGCTAAAGCTACTGTACCTGATATAATTGAAGTAAAATTTATAGTCCAAGAAAATTGATATATAGTATTATCTGATGTTGCAGTAAATTTATCAGTAGTCATATTAAAACCAAATTCAGGTGGGAAGTTATTACTGTTAAAATTTACATTAGTATAAGTAGTAGTTATAGTAATACCTGATGTAACTAAATTTGCTTCTCCTATATGCTTTATATCATTAGGTGCATTACCTTTACCCCAATTAAAGTCCATATACATTTTGCTAAAAGTAGCACCATTTAAAAAATCAGATGTATAAGTAAATTGTGTAGCATCAAATATTTGTTTTAGTATATATTTACAATTTACAAAAGGTCTAAAAGCATCTTCTAAAGTTCCTAGTATTATATTGTCGTTTGCATCTTTGTTTAAACTACCTACCCAATTAACAAAAGGATATTTTAATACTGTAGTATTGTTTACACCTAAACTTGCATCATAAGCATTAGAATCAGTAGATAAAGCGTTAGTTAAAGTAATACCTGTACTATCATACCAACTTGCTTTAATATTTGTTTTGTTATAATCGTGTTCTAATTCAGAAAAATCTAAGTCTCTAAATTTTTTATTATCTAAGACATCTTTTAATGCTACTGCTTCAGAAAATAAATTTACACTATAGCTAATCTCTCCTTCTTTGTTTACTATGTCTAATAGTTTTAAATATCCCTGAAATATATCGTAGCCATCTTGTTTTAAGATACATCTTGTTTTTATATATGGATTAAAACTATCTATCTGTTTATATGTCTTAGTTACTTCAAAAATATGTGCAAATATTTTATTATTTCTTTTAGTTGCAGGTAAATTAAAGTCCTTAGAATAACTTTGTACATTTTCAGCTACATTTTTAAAATCATCAATAGATAAACTTAATGGTATATTTTCATCTTCGTATAAGTCGCATATTACTTGTCCATCAAATACTTCTCCATAAGTTTGAGAAGGTGGATTTACAACATCTTTAATATTTATAGAATCAATATGTATTGTTGAACCATTGTTATTGCTATATTCCAATAATAAAACTTCTTCTGTATTAGAAGCCGTAAAACTTATAGTTTGCACACCTGTTGAAGCAGTAGATATTAAAGTTACTAGACCACCTAGTATATTTACAGAACTGAGTAATAAACCATTACCTATATACAAAGTACCACCTGCACCTGCTTGTGTAATGTTTATTTTTAACTCATACTGTACACCTACGTTAAGATTTTGTATTTCTTGGTACACCCCACTACTTGAAGTATGACTTGCGTTAGAATAAAGATATAGCTTATTAGATATTTGTTCAGGCATTGTAACAACACCAAACTGTCCTGATGGATTTGTACTTCTAAATCTTTTCCAAGCAGGTATAGCAGGAACGGCATTTACAGCATCAAAAGCAGGAAAAATAGAAGAAGTAGGTACATCATATCCTGCATTATTGTTTAATAACGAAAATAACGTACCATCAGATACGTATTCACTTAAAACAGGAAAAGATGATGAAATATAGCCATCATAAAATTGTGGGTATAATACTAATTGTACACTCATTATATTTTTTGTGTTCTTTTAACTTTAGTTTTTTCTAACTCAAATGTATATTGTATTAGCTTGTCGTTTGCTTTGCTTTTTCTTGTATAACTTGATGTAGTTACTCTTACAGGTTCTACATATTTATTTACCATACCAAAAGTATCTGAAGATGAGTATCCATTTAGTATGTAAACTTCAGGACTATTAATTAAGTCCTCAAACCATATTGCATCTGCATCTACTAAGTAGTCAGTATTTATACGGATTAACTCTTTAGTGTTTACTCTAAAGTTTTTCTGACCACCTTTATAACCATCTATTCTAAACGTACTCTTATTCCAAGTACCACCTAATTGTGTGTATGTTGTTTTGTTTGTAGTTAATTGTCTAACTGACTTTTTAGTAAAAGTGTAATAATCCCAAGTTCCGTGTGGATTTAACCAAGTTAATCTAATACCTTCAAAACCTTTGCAATCATCTGATATAATATTTATTCTATATATTTGACTTATAGCTTCATCTTCATTATCAAATGCTTGTAATGTGTAGTAGCTTACATTGGCTTTATGTGTATCCCAATCTGTACTCCAATTATCTAAGTTAGCAGGAAAAGCACCAAAGAACATAACTCTAGTATTTGAGAATTGATTGTTATTATTAAAACTACCATTAGCCGTAGTTGTATTTACTGTTATAGAAGAACCTAATTGCACACCTGCACTATTGTATAAGTTTATTGTTATATAACTAACCATATTGATATTAGCATTATCTGTACCTACTTGAAAGCTATTCTCAGATATATTTAAAAAGTTAAAAAACGATAGTGTACCATAATCAGTTAATCTTGCTTCTTGTGTTATGGGTGCGTTACTTATAAACTTACCAAGTGTAGTGCCAAAGTCATTTAAAACTAAATCAGTAGAATTAAGATTAAAACCATAATCTGTACCTGATTGATTTATAATATCATCTGATTGTAATACTCCATTATATGCTAAATAGTTTTCTGCTCTTACTCTTTTAGCCGTGCTAAAAATAGTTAATGCAGCATCAGTATAATATTCCATATTAAATACTACTGTAAAGTAAATAGCTACATTGTTATTATTAGAATACTTATCAATTAAGTGAATAGGATGTGGTGTAGTGTCTGAATATCCTGTTGTCTTATAAGAACTAAATATAGTGTTATCAAAATTAGTACCTTCATATTGTGGATTTACATAACTTTCTAAAATAGGACTAATAGAAAATATACCTACACCTGCATTGTTAGGTGTTACTTTTAATGAAGCTACCTTAGATGTTATTAATGTTAAATCTGATATTTTTTCGTTTACATAAACATCAGCAGTATATTTTGGTTGGTAATTATTTATTATAACATTTTGGTCTGCTACAGTAAATATTACATCTTGCCCTACTGCTAGTGTTTTGTATAATGGTTTTTGTTCTATTGTTAATGCCATTTTATATTGTATTTATTATATCTTCTTTTATTGCGTTACCAACTTGATTGTAAAAATCCTTCATTCCTAATTGTAATGGTTTTTGAAAAAAGCTAATGCCTTCTATTCCTTGTGTATATATTTTGTTAGCTATTAGATACTGTAAACTTTTTCTTGTCATAAATCTTCCTTTCTTATCTCTTGGTGCAATACCTCTACGAACTATCCACTTATCTAATACACTCATAGGTGGTCGTTTTGTAGTGTAAGCATAAGGACTTTTTTCTCGCTTTCCTTCGTAGGTTACATAAGTTCTGTTCTTTTTAGTACCTGATACTCCTTTGTCAATAAAAGTTCCGTAATTTGCCATAAAGAACTGCACAGTAAATCCTTCTGTAGTTTTTTGCAGTGTATAAGATATACTATTAAGAAGTTCTGATGACACTACCTTCTTTTTTTTCTTTAATATACCTTTAGCTTTATTGACTATGCTTTTACCGAAACTATTTAAGTATCGTTCTAATGCTACCATTATACACTAGCTACAAATATCTCTACATCTAAATTAGCAGCAGGACTAACTTGTAAACTAGCTAAATCTGCCATAGTACCAAAGCTAGGAGATGTATCTGCTTCTGCTAACATAACATCATCTGCTGCACAAAGTATATGTGATTGTCCTGCTTTAAGTAGTACTTGGTATAATGTAGCTGCACCAACTACTGCTAATTCTAATGAGTTAGTAGTGTCTAAATTAGTTACTCTAATATATCTAACATCTTCTTTGTCTATCTGAACTGCTGAACCATAAGAGTTAGAGTCAAAAGCTGCTAAAAAAGTAGTTTGTCCTGTAGTACAAGTTACAATTCTTTCATAAACGTTATTTATACCTGTTGTTGTTACAGTATTAGTAGTACCTCGTACTGCACCATTTAATGTAACACTTTCTGTTACTGTTGTTGTTAAATCTGCCATATTATTTATCTATTTGTTTTAATTTATTAATTGCCCAATTCACTCCACTTTTCCCTCCCCAAGCATCGTACATAAGCCCTCCACAGCCCTCGCTATAAGGTACATCTGCGTATTGCTCGTGTCTTTTAAATGAAGCCATCCTTGCTATAGTATCTCTACTTATATTTTCTTTTCTTGCTAATTGTCCTGCTCT